TATATGGGTTACATTCCAGAAAGAAGGTATACACAAGTATCCTGCTGCCCTCACAGATCCAGAACTTAAAGAAGTAGAGTTTCTTGGATATCCTCATAGACATATGTTTCACTTTAGAGTAGAGATAGAAGTTTTTCATGATGATAGAGATATAGAGTTTATTTTATTAAAGAGAGAATTAGAATCATTGTATGGCAATGAGGGTGTTATGTCATTAAATTATCAATCTTGCGAGATGATAGCTCGAGAATTAGCTAAATATATACAGACCAAGTATCCTAATAGAGCACTTAGTATTAGTGTAGCAGAAGATAATGAAAATGGATGCAGGCTAGTATGGGAATAAATTTATGCAAAAGTTTAACGACTTCGTCGAACAACAAGACATCAGACCAAACACAATCGTCTGTAGAGGAAACTCATCAGGCAATCAGTGGGAGATTAAGCAGTGTGGTCAAAATGCCATGGGCTTCCTTCGACCCGGTACTAATCTATCTGATAAACAGATAGAAGAATTGAAAGGTAAGAATTGGGATATCAGGTATGCAGATGAGATCGCACCTAAGAGTGACGGTCCTACATCATCAGGCAAAGCAGGCGTACCACAAAAAGATTAACTAATTCTTTTTTACATTATGGAGATATATTATGAAGTTTTGTCACATCACGCCTGTAGATCATCTTGATCTAGTCAAAGGTAGAGAATCACATCTTACGTTAGCACATATTGTTGACGGCATGGAAGGATCAAAAGAGCAAGTAGAAGAGTATGTAAAGTTCTATAAGAGCGAGAAAAAGAATGCTGATATGAATGGCACTCCTTATCTCAACATTATGGACAACAGTGCTTTCGAGTTATACAAGAATCAAATGCCAATGTTTGATCCAACTAAGTTATTAGAATTGGCTAAGAAAGTAGATGCAACTCATATTGTACTTCCTGATCATCCAGCAACACCTTCTATGGTTACTATTGATGACGCAAGACGTTATGCACCTATATTTAAACAAGCAGGGTTTGGAACATTCTTTGTACCACAAAGTGATGTAGGAGACCTTGAGGACCTCTGTACAGCATTTGCTTGGGGAGCTTCTAGTCCTCTCATTGATTACATAGGTATTAGTATTCTAGCAGTACCGAATGCATACAACTGTGAAAAAGGAAATCCATTACAAAGGTTCCATGCAAGATGGAAGTTTATGAATGAACTATATGACAGAAACTTATTACAGTTAGCAGCACAGAATGGTAAGAAGATTCACTTCTTAGGTATGGTAGATGGTCCAAATGAAATTAGCTTAGTGAGAGACTTTCATATTGACACTTGGGATTCAAGTGCTGGTGTGTGGGCTGGACTAAATGGAATACCGTTTGATCAATCTCCAACTGGATTAGGTGGCGGAAAGTTTGAAAAGCATGTTGACTTTGAAGCTGGTTTCGAAGATACTAGTATGGCTAAGAACAATATGAACTATATTGATCACTTAGTAAACAGATACAATAAAACAGAGAGACTATGAAATACAGATTCAACGAAGATAAGATCCTTAACGAGATAAGCAGATACATTGCTCAGACATATAAGTCTCATTATGTAAATGAAACAGCTGGTACTAAGGATGAGGAGATTCAAACTATTGATGTTTGGAAACAAATAGGACACGTTGAAGAAGCATGTCATTCTAATATTATAAAATATGCTATGAGATATGGTAAGAAAGATGGTTACAATAAGAAAGACCTTATGAAGATTATTCACTATACTATATTGTTATGGCACTTCACTCAGGAGAACGATTAATGAGTATGAAACACATATTGTCACCATCAGTTCCTAAGAACTTACTGACAAATGTACAAGAAGGCGACAGTCAACCTAATGCGGTTGATCTTAGAGTACAAGACATCTTTGCACTTAAAAATGAAAGGTTTAAGTTAGAAGGTGATAAGAAGACACATAGAGGTTCAGAGAAGATAAATGTCGATGAGTTTGGCAATTGGAATCTTTATCCTGGTGTGTATGAAATTATTATGGAGAACATTGTAACAATTCCAGAAGGTTATGCTGGATGGGTTATTACAAGGTCAACCCTAAACAGGAATGGTCTTCACATTACTTCTGGTCTTTATGACTCAGGATACAATGGTGTGATGGCTGGTTTACTTCATGTAGCTCATGGCCCTGCTACAATACAAAGAGGTTCACGCGTAGGCCAGTTCTTAATGTTTGATGCAGAGACTCTATCTACTTATGATGGGGACTATGGTATTGGTAAAGAGCATGACGCAAAGTATGGAGACAAGTAATGAATATTAATATTCCAATAGAACAGTTGCAGAAAAGAGGACTAATGGTATGTACACCAATGTATGGTGGGCAGTGTGCAGGTATGTTTACAAAGTCATGCAATGACTTAGCAGCATTATGTATGCATTATAAAATACCTTTAAAGTTTTACTATCTGTTTAACGAATCACTTATCACAAGAGCAAGAAACTATTGTTGTGATGAGTTCCTAAGATCAGATAGCACACATATGATATTTATTGACAGTGATATATCATTTAATCCTAACGATGTTATTACAATGTTAGCTATGATGGATCATGAAGATGAAAAGAATCCTTATGATATACTTTGTGGACCTTATCCTAAGAAATGTATTTCATGGGAAAAGATTAAGCATGCAGTAGATCAAGGAGTAGCGGATGAGAATCCAGAGATACTTTCTAAGTTCGTTGGAGACTATGTTTTCAATCCTGCTGAGGGTGGCAATGAGATTAAGATCTCAGAACCAGCACAAGTGTTAGAAGGTGGAACAGGATTCATGATGTTTAAGAAAAAGACATTGGAGACATTCAAAGAAGCATATCCTAATATGATGTACAAGCCAGATCACGTTAGGACTGAGCACTTCGATGGTAAAAGAGAAATCATGGCATTCTTTGATGCAGTGATAGACGACAAGCAGCTTAACCTTACAAAAGAGCTAGAGTTATTCTACAAGAAGACTCCTAAGGCTGGTAAGAAAGCAGTTTTAGATTTTATCAAAGATAAAACAAATGGCCTAGATAGAAAATATTCTAACAGATATCTTTCAGAAGATTATATGTTCTGTCAATGGGCTAGACATATTGGATTGAGTGTTTGGTTGTGTCCTTGGATGGAATTACAACACATGGGTTCATTTGTATTCGGGGGATCGTTGAAAGACTTGGGCTCTATTGGAGCTCCAGCAACAGCTGATCCAAGTAAAGTTGGCAAAAATAAGAATATGTAATTATGAAACTAAGTGAAAATACAATCAATATACTAAAATCGTTTGCAGTTATCAATACTGGCATAGAATTCAAACCAGGAAATATCTTACAAACTATCTCACCACAAAAGTCTATTATGGCTAAAGCTGAGATAGAAGATACTTTACCCGCTCACGGTTGTTTCTATGAGTTGAATAGATTCTTAGGAGTACTAAGTCTCTTTGATCAACCACAACTAGACTTCAATGAGAAGTATGTGACAGTTAGAGATGCAAAGAGATCAGTTAACTATACGTTTGCAGATCCTCAGATGATAGTTACGCCACCTGCAAAAGAAGTACAACTTCCAGAAGTTGATGTCGAAGTCGATATCAAATGGGCTGACATTAGTAATGCTCTCAGAGCTGCTAATGTTATGTCCCTACCTGAGATAGCTATTTCATCAGAAGGAAGCACTATCAACTTAGAAGCTATTAGTAGTAAGAATCCTACAGCAGACAAGTACACTACTGTCATTGACAATAATAGTAGTGGTAAAGCATTCAGAGCTGTGTTCAAACTAGAGAACATGAAGATGATGAACTATGATTACAAAGTTGAGATATCAAGTAAAGGTATTGCAAAATTCACTTCTATGAATAACAAAACATGGAAGGACGATAAGGTAGAGATACAAACAGGTTCTAATCTAACATACTGGATTGCAACAGAAACTCAAAGCTCAACGTTTGAATAATATATGAAGGAAAACTTTTTGTGGGTCGAGCAATATCGACCAAAGACTATTGATGACTGTGTCTTACCTGATGAACTGAAAACTACATTTCAAAAGTTTGTAGAGAATAAAAACATTCCAAACTTACTATTGTCAGGTTCAGCAGGGGTAGGTAAGACTACAGTTGCAAAAGCTATGCTAGATGAACTTCAAGCTGACTACATTGTAGTTAATGGTTCTCTACATGGTAACATTGATACTCTTAGAACAGAGATAATGAACTTCGCAACGACAGTATCGTTTAGTGAAGGTCGTAAGTATGTCATCTTAGATGAGGCAGACTATCTCAACCCACAATCTACACAGCCTGCTCTTAGAAACTTCATGGAGGAGTATTCGAGCAACTGTGGTTTTATATTGACATGCAACTTCAAGAATAGAATCATTGATCCATTACAATCAAGATGTAGTGTGATTGATTTTGTATTTCCTAAGAAGATGGCTCCTAAGTTAGCTGGTGATTTCTTTTTACGATCTAAGAATATTCTTACCGAACAAAATGTACAATATGATGAGAAAGTATTAGCACAAGTAATACAAACACACTTCCCAGATTGGAGAAGAGTGCTTAATGAATTGCAGAGATATTCAGTAAACGGGATCATTGACACCGGTATACTGTCTAACTCCTCTCAGAACGCGTTTAAGGAGCTTATAGCCCTACTAAAAGCCAAGCAATTCAGTGATATGCGTAAGTGGGTTGCACAGAATATAGATAGTGATCCAACAAGCATTATGAGGAACCTTTATGATGCATCAAACGAAAAGGTGGATCCTAAGTCAATACCTCAACTAGTATTATTGATAGGAGATTATCAATACAAGTCAGCATTTGTAGCTGATCAAGAAATTAATTTAGTAGCCTTCCTTACACAGGTAATGGCTGAAGTGGAGTTTAAGTAATGCCATACATAGATTGGACGCCAGTCGAGAAAGTGAAAGAGGCTATCGATCTATGGAAAGGCGTGATGCATGATCCAAACCTTGATGGGTACAATGGACTTAAATGCAAGAAGAAAATAGAAGCAGTGAGAGATTATGCAATAAAAGCATTGGAAGATGCACCAAAATATTATGGAGAAGATGAATGAAAGTAGCTATTATTGGACATGGGTTTGTAGGTAATGCCACAGAGCATTTCATAACTACAAGAGTACCCATGGTCGACGAGGTAGTCATTGAAGACCCAGCTAAGAATTTAGTTGTTGAAGATTGGTCTGATGTAAACTATACATTTATATGTGTGCCAACAGATTTAGTTGATGGCAAATTAAGTATTAATATCCTACTACAAGCATTAAGAAAAGCAACCGGCACTGTAGTAATTAGATCGACAGTAGGTGTAGAGCATGTTGGTGTCATTAAGTCTGCTACAAATAATAATGTAGTCTTTTGGCCTGAGTTCTTAAGAGAAAAGTCATGGAAAGAAGATGCTGAGAGAGCTGGAGAAAGTGAGCATTATCCTATTATTCTTGGTGGTGATGCTAATCGATTCCATCATGATATCCTTGATGGTCTTGAAGTAATTAGAATGACAGCTCACGAAGCTGTTATAGCTAAGATGTCAAGAAATGCTATGCTTGCTGCTAAAGTAGCTCAAGCTAATATGTTATTCGATCTATGTAATAAATACAAATCCGATTATTCAATCGTTAAAAATTTTATTGGAAGAGATGGTGTTCTAGGTTCTGGTCATATGGATGTACCAGGGCATGATGGTAGTAGAGGATTTCATGGTAAGTGTCTACCAAAAGACACTACACACTATGAGAGCTTGTTTGATTATGATAATCTATATACCAGTCTACTAGAGTACAATGAAACCCTTTGATTTTGTCAACAGCATAAACTTTACTAAAAAGAATCTTATGAGAGGTTCGGACAATGATGAGTTGTCTGAGAAAAGTTATGCACCATACTTAACTAACAAATCCTTGTCTTATTTTACGGACACGTTATTGTATGCTAATGAGATGAACAAGTATCATTTCTTAGATAACAAACTACAATACGAGTTTTTTCTAAATAGTATACGTAAAAAGAAGAGATTTGCGAAGTGGGCGAAAGCAGATAAAAATGATGATTTAGTTATGGTCAGTGAGTATTATCAGATATCACTATCAAAAGCTAAAGATGCCATAAGAATCCTGTCCACAGAGCAACTGTCTACTATTAGAAATAAAATGGAACAAGGAATAAAAAATGATTAGTATTGATAGTATGGTTGAGATCACGTTAGCCCAACCAGACGATTTTCTAAAAGTAAAAGAGACACTTACCAGAATAGGAGTAGCATCTAAAAAAACAGATACGTTATTTCAATCATGTCACATTTTACACAAGCAAGGAAAGTATTATATTGTTCACTTTAAAGAGCTATTTGCTTTAGATGGCAAACCGTCAGACTTTTCAGAAGAGGACCAATCAAGAAGAAACACTATTGCTAACTTATTAGAAGAGTGGGAACTAGTTAAGATAGTTAACTCAGAAAAAGTAGCTAACGCTGGATCATTGAGCACAATAAAAATTATACCGTTCAGTCAAAAGAGTGAGTGGGAATTAGTTGCAAAATATAATATTGGCAAAAAGAAATAGTTTGTAGGGTCTGGAGGGGACCACCTTGGCCGGCCTGCGAGCGTTCTCTCAGACCCGACCTTAAAAAATAATACTGTTGACTTTAAATAACTAAAAAAGTATTATAAATACCATTGAGTGCTCATAAGAGGCTCATAACTAATCTTCGCTTTAAAGGAGGAATATATGACTATATACGAAGAACCATTCGGTCGACTAAGACCATTTAGTATCGGGTTTGATGACATGTTCAAAAAACTTGATGCAATCCATAACCAACCTCAAGGCAACTATCCGCCATACAACATTGTGAAACTCAATGATGACGAATTTGTTGTTGAAATTGCAGCAGCTGGGTTTACTAAGAAAGACTTTAAGATTGATCTTAAGGACACTTCATTAAAAGTAAAAGCAGAAAAAAGCAATGAGGTATCAAAAGACTTTATCCATCAGGGTATTGCAGCTAGATCATTTGAAAGAATCTTTGCTTTAGCAGAACATGTTAAAGTTAATGAAGCAACTTATAGTGATGGGATCTTAGCAATTAAATTATTGAGGGAAATTCCTGAAGAGGAAAAACCTATTGAAATTAAAGTCAAATAGTTGACTTATAAACATTAGTCGTTTAGAATGGGCCTCACTAGAGGCCCGTTTTTTGGTATATAAATACACTAAACAAGGAGATAAAATGTTTGCATTTATGAATAAAAATAATGATATTGATGTAGATCAATTAAAAGAAACTCTTAAAGTAGACGAAGGAGTTGTCTATGAAATTTACAAGGACCATTTAGGTTATCCTACATTTGGTATTGGTCACCTTGTACTTGATAGTGATGAGGAGTATGGACTAGAAGTCGGTACAGTAATCAGTGAAGAACGTGTTGATCAATGTTTTGAGCAAGACGTAGAGTCAGTTGTATCTGACTGTAAAAAATTACATGATGGATGGGATGGGTATCCTGAAGAAGTGAAACAGATTGTTGCAAACATGATGTTTAATATGGGTCTAACAAGACTATCCAAATTTAAAAAACACAACGAAGCGTTGATTTCTGGTGACTGGAAAGTAGCTGCTGTAGAAGGAAGAGACTCTCGTTGGTACAAGCAAGTAACAAATAGAGCAGAAAGGTTAATGACCAGGTTAGAAAATGTCTAATATATTATTAAATGCACTAAAAGAAAAATTAAAAGGTGACATAGCAGTTGCCAAAGCCAACATTAACGTGTATCAAAATCACTCTGTTGGTATAGGGGAGCACCCTGAAGTTGTACAAGCAATTGAATTAGAAGTATCTAAGTATGCAGAAGCTCAAGATAAGTTAGCTTCAGTCGAAAGATTGCTTAATGAGAAAGAATTTATACAGGATTAGATTATGCTAAAGTGGCTTAACGGAGACGTTAGCGACAAAGGTAAAATCGGTATCACGTTTGGTTGTATGGATTTGTTGCATGCTGGACATGTAGCAATGTTAGCAGAAGCTAAACAAGAATGCGATTACCTTATTGTTGGATTACAGAACGACCCCTCAGTCGATAGACCTGAGAAAAATAAACCTATACAATCTATCTTTGAAAGACAACTTCAAATCACCGCATGTAGATTTGTAGATGAAGTTGTTGTATACAATACCGAAGATGACGTATTAGATATTCTTAAAACATTACCAATAGATGTTAGAATAATTGGTAGTGACTATCTTGATAAAGACTTTACTGGAAAGCAATATTGCGTTGACTCTGAAATAGATATTGTGTATAATAACCGTGATCATTCATTCAGTACAAGTAGTTTAAGAGATAGGGTTAAGAATAATAAATGAGATTTTATACAAATGTAATACAAAACCGTAATGTAATCTTAGAAAGATACATTGAGGACGGAGAGCAAAAGCAACGTGAAGTTCCTTACATGCCTACTTTGTATACACATTCTGTCAAACAATCACATCTAAAAACTATCAAAGGTGAAGTAGTTGAACCTAAAATGTTTAACAGCATTGGTGAAGCAAGAAACTACATTCAAGAGTATGGTAAGATATCAAACAAACCAATCTATGGTATGCAACAATTTGCATATGCATTTATTAATGAAGAATATCCAGAAAGAGAGTTTGATGTAAACCAGCTTACAGTATTTAACTTTGATATTGAAACTAAGTCTGATGAGGGATTCCCTAACATTACAGAAGCTGATAAAGAGATTCTGTCTATTGCTGTTAGATGTAGAGGTGAATCTACTATACTAGGACTAGGTGAATATAAACCAAGTGGTGATGATAGATATGTTAAGTGTGCATCAGAAACAGACCTACTAATTAAATTTGTAGACCTATGGGTACATTACAATCCAGAGATTGTAACTGGATGGAACGTTGAGTTGTTTGATATTCCTTATACTCTTAACAGGATCCGAAAGAGAGTTTCAGCTGAACAAGTAAACAGACTTTCACCATGGGGTATAGTAAAAGAAAGAACAATACCTACAGCTCAGAATCAAGCTCTTGGAAGAGATGCACCACCTAATGCTAAAGATATTATTGGTGTTACTATTTTAGATTACATGAATCTATATAAGAAGTTTACATACTCACAACAAGAGAGTTATGCATTAGATTATATTGGCCAAGCCGAGCTTGGAGAAAAGAAACTAGACTATTCTGAGTATGGTACACTAAATGAATTATACAAACAAGACTATCAAAAGTTCTTAGACTACAACATTAAAGACGTAGTGCTAGTAGAACGATTAGATGATAAGATGAAACTAATTGAGCAAGCATGTACGATTGCATATGATGCTGGCGTAAACTTAGTTGACTCTTTAACATCTGTGCGTATGTGGGATGTCATCATACACAACTTCTTGATGAAAAAGAATCAAGTTGTACCACCAAAAGTTATTGAGGACAAAGCATTTCAAGTAGAAGGTGCTTATGTAAAAGATCCACAAGTTGGAATGCATGACTGGGTAGTATCATTTGACTTAAACAGTCTATATCCTCATTTGATTATGCAATACAATATCTCACCAGAAACATATGTGAGAGATATAGGACAAAGACCTACTGCTGATGAAATCATTGGTGGTCTATACAATAACCAAAACATTAAAGACTTCATGAATAAGCATAACGTAACTGTTTGTGGATCTGGAGCAATGTATACAAAAGACTTCCAAGGTTTCTTACCTAAGCTAATGGAGAATATGTATAACGATCGTGTCAAGTGGAAGACACAGATGATTGAAGCTCAGAAAAAATATCAAAAGACTCCAACAAAGGAATTAGAATATGAAATTGCTAAATGCAACAATATGCAAATGGCTAAAAAGATACAACTTAACTCGGCTTATGGTGCTCTTGGTAATCAATACTTTAGGTTTTTTGATACTAAGTATGCAGAATCAATTACACTATCTGGCCAGCTTTCGATTAAGTGGATGGAGGTTAAGATCAACGAATACCTCAACAAGACTCTTAATACAGAAGGAGTTGACTATGTTGTGGCAGTCGATACAGACTCTCTATACGTTGTTCTGGACGAACTTGTTAATCAATCTGGTATTGATCAAACTGAAACTATCAAGGTTGTTGACTACTTAGACAAAGTTGCTACACAAATATTAGAACCATTTATTGATAAGTCATATCAAGCACTCGCTAAGTATGTTGGTGCGTATGAACAGAAGATGGTTATGAAGAGAGAAGCTATTGCTGACAAAGGTATATGGACTGGTAAGAAACATTATATCTTAAATGTATATGATAACGAAGGTGTTAGATATGCAGAACCCAA